ACAGAAGATTTCTCAGATGATGACGTTGATGAAATTATTATTTCAAGCAAAGAAGAAAATATAGAAGTAGATGATGAAATAGACGAAGAAGAACTAGAAGAAATAGTTACTAAAGTAGTCACAGTAGTCGAACCAGAAGAACCTGTTAAAAAGAAAAGGGGAAAGAAGCCGGCTGATAAAGAGAAGTTTTATGTAGACCCGAAACACTTTGATGATGAGATTGTCAAATATTATGATTCCGGTCATATGTCAAATGATTTAGCAGAGATGGTTAGTAAGATTTCTCATAAGCTCAGTTACGCTCCTAACTTTATTAACTATACATATAGAGAGGAAATGGTAGGAGATGGTATTATAAGAATGTTTAAGGCTCTTATGTCTAAGAAATATGATAGAGTTAAGGGTACTAATCCGTTCTCTTACTTTACTCGCATAGCATTTAACGCTTTCAGAAATAGAATCAAGAAAGAAAAGCATATGAGAGATACTCATGAGAAGTATCAAAATGAATTAATGTCTATGTCTGAGAATTATAATAACTTAATGCGTAATAATCAGATCAAAATCATGAGAGAACGTAATAGGGAGTAATGAGTTATAGTATAAAAAGTAAGAATGTCGGTGTATTCTCTGATATCCATATAGGATTAGGACAAGATAGTTCTATGTGGCACAAGAGTGTCTTGGAATTTGCTGAGTGGGTTAAAGAATTATATTCTCAAAAAGGTATAAATGACATTATTATACCGGGAGATATATTCCATAATAGAAATGAGATATCAGTTAATACATTAACCATTGCTAAAGAATTCTTTTCTATACTAAAAGACTTTCGTATTTTTATTTCTACAGGTAATCATGACTGTTATTACAAAGATAGGTCCGATGTTAATTCAATTACTATGCTTGATGGTTGGGATAATATCATAATAGTAGACAAAACTCCTATTATTATTGCAGCTGGTGATAAGAAAATATCTTTAATTCCTTGGGGAACAGATCTAAAAGATATACCAGAAAGTGATATTTGCTTTGGTCATTTTGAAATACAATCTTTTTATATGAATTCCTTTAAGGTTTGTGACCACGGATTCGAATCTAAATCATTATTGGATAAATCACCCTTTGTATTATCAGGTCATTTTCATAAAAGAGAGCTTAGAAATTATGATAAGGGCAAAATTTTATATGTAGGAAGTCCTTATCAACAAAATTTTGGAGACACTGGAGACGATAGAGGAATCTATATTTTAAATATAGAGACAGAAGAAATTGAATTTTTTGAAAATACCCTATCACCCAAGCATATTAAAGTGAGTTTAAATGATTTACAATGTGGTAAACAAGATTCTCAATATTTAAAAGATAATGTACCTAATAATATAGTTAGTTTTATCGTAGATAAAAATATAGAGCCAGAAAAAATACCTCTTTTATCGTCCAAAATTCAAAATCTTGGCCCGAAATTCTTTCGTATAGATTACAAATTGTCTAATATGGATGATGATTTAAACACTAATAACATAGAATATACAGCTATTGATATACCTAAGAGTATAAAAGACTTTGTAGAATCTTTAGAAGTGCAACATAAAGAAGATATAGTAAATTATTTAGACAACCTTTACACAAAATTAACATGAATGACAAAATAGGCATAGGAATATTAGACGTTTACACCCCAGAAGATCTTGATAGATGCTATTCATCTATACCGGAAGAATTAAAAAACAATGTAGTGGTGGTATCTAATACGAAAAATCGCACCTCTAAAACTCCCATTTCTAGATCTTATGATAGAGAAGTATCATTTGCTACTCTACGTAATTGGGCATTATCACAATTACGCATTAAGGATTATAAATTTTTATTCTTAATCAACTCTAATCAAGTTATAGAAAATCCAAATGTATTTGAGAAGACTATTAAAACCGCAGAAGTATTTGGTACTTGGTTTATTTTAGGACCAGGTGATAAATCAATACCTCTTGAAGATGACGAAGCCGGTGTAACTTTAAATCTTACACCAGAATTAAATAGTGATTTTATATTCTTATACACAGGAGTTGTGAAAAATAACGGCTATTTTGATGAAAGATTTTATAATTCTAAACATTTAGATGTGTTAGATTATGTTTTAAAAATGAGAAAGAAGGGTATATATCCTCCTAATCATTTTCATCCTTCTATAAAGGATGGTTTATCTAAATCTAATTCCATGATTCAGAAAATAAATTACAAAGATATACCAGATTTAGATAAAGGAGTACAGATTTCCTATGCATATTTCATGTATAATAATCAATATATTCCCGGGCAAAATGAACCAGCAGGAGTTACCCAGGAACAATTATTGAATTCCATGGAAATCATTCAAAAGAATTATGCAAAAAGCAATATCGTGTAAGATTGGTGTTGGATTAATAACCTGTGATAGACCAGAATTCTTTCAAAAGAGTTATAAATCAATCAAAGATAATCATAATATTAGTTTTGTAATAGTAGATGACGGAGAAGAGCATGTAAGAAATCTTATAGAGCAAGGTGAAGAAAATAATGTTCATTATATAAAGACTAAAAATAAAGAAGGTGTTGCCGTTGCAAAGAATTTAGCTTTAAAACATTTAATAAAAATTGGTTGTGAACATATATTTTTAATGGAAGATGATATTGAAATTGTAGATAATAATATATTTGAAGCTTATATTAATACTTCCAAAGCTACTGGTATAAAACATTTTAATTTTGGTCTACATGGTAATCATAACATAGATCCTTATGGAAATCCTACTATTAGAAAAACCGTCAATTATGGTCATACAGAAATAGACTTGTATCCTAATATACTAGGAGCCCTTAGTTATTATCATATAGATGTATTAAAAGATTGTGGTTTAATGGATGAGAATTTTTATAATGCTTTAGAGCATGTTGACCATACATATCAAATAATAAAAAAAGGGTATCATCCACCATTTAGATGGTTTGCAGATATTAAAGATTCTAAAAAATATTTAAAAGATATCGTACCAGATCACCAACAAAGCAAGATTAGAAATGAATCTAATTTTCAAGAGAATTTTAAAAAGGCTCTAGATATTTTTATTCAAAAAAATAATTTTAGTGTAATACAAGGATATGGACCTATTGAAAAAAATTACTCAGAAAAAGAAGTAATAGAGAGTTTAAAGCAAATATATAAAAATCATGTTTAATAATGAAAAAATAGGTGTAGGTATTACTACCTACAATTCAGAAAATTATTTTAAAACTCTTTTTGATAGTTTAAAAGATGCTAATGTAATTGATGAAATTGTAGTTGTTAATGGAGGAGACAAATATAAAAATTCTTATAATTGTGATTGGATTCAACATAATAAAAATAGATATCCTTCAGTTTGTAGAAATGATTGTATAACATTTCTAATGAATAAAGATTGTGAACATATATTCATTATAGAGGATGATATGATTATTAAGAATGTAGATATTTTTAAAAAATATATAGAAACATCTAAAATTAGTGGATTGAATTATTTTTCATATGTTAGTATGAGTGATCAAGCTGGTCACCCTGGTGCTAGAACTCCAACTCTTCAAGTCAATTATAGCGAAACTCTTGGAGTGTCTTTTTATCAAAATATGTGTAATGAATTTACATATCACCATAAATCTTGTTTTATAAAATGTGGGCTTTATGACGGAAAAATGAGAGATTTATTTGATGCAGACATGGCATTTAGACAATCTATTTTAAATCCTAATGTAGCTCCTTTTTGGTATTTTGCAGATATAACTAATTCAGATGAATATATAAAAAACAATCCAGTTGCAACAAGTAGGCTTCAAGCCGATAGACCAGATGGGTCTAGAGCTGATGTAATTCAAGATACTATAAATTATTTTACAAATAAACATGGTGTAAAAATTAATAGTATTAATTGCAAACATCCAGAAGAGGTTGTAGAATATTTAAAAGGTATAAGGCCATGAAAATTTCAATAGGAATTAATGTTTTTAAAGATTATAAAAGACAAGATTTTTGTATAGAAGTCTTAAATAAGCTCGCTTCAAAACATAACAATATATCTTTATATAATATTACATATGAAAACGAAAAAAATTATGCTTTAGGATTCAATCATCTTCCTTTTTTAAAAAGAAAAGCAAAAGATATTACAAATTCTAAATCAGAAAAACCCATTGCTAAAGATTTTTTTGATATATTATCAACTACCGATTGTGATTATTTTTTGTTTTTAAATAGTGATGTTTTATTAACAGAAAATATTATTAAATTATTAATAAAAGGGGAATATGATACATATTCATTTTCAAGACATGATTGTTATCCTATAACAGGTTTAGATAATATCATACCCTTTAGAATAGAAATAGCCGGATTTGATGCTTGGGCTGTAAAAAAGAATTGGTGGTTAAACAATAAACAATATTTTAAAGATTATATCTACGCAGAACATTTATGGGATGTTGCATTTGCTTTAGAAATGTATAATAGAAGTAATTCTTTTTTAGGCAATAAAAAAGTTTTTCTTTGTCATGAAAAACATGATTTAAATTGGAATGAATCTTCACCAGAAGCAGTTCATAATACTAAACTTTGGGAAGAAAGCCCTTATCATAGAAATTGGAAAGAATTTATATATTCTTATCTTGTTAAGAGATTGCCTTATGGACAATTTTTATATTCTTTACCAGATGAATTAGAACAAGAAATAAAATATCTAAAATGTCTTTAAGTAATTTTTACGAAAAAATATATATCATACATTATAAACCTTTATTTGAAAGAAAAGAATATCTTGCTTTCAAATTTAAAGAATTAAATTTAGAAGATAAAGTTATATGGGTAGATCAATATGAATCAGAAAATGATATAAAGCATATTGAGAATACTTTTAATTTGAATAAAAAGCTTTTAGCAGTTAATGCTTCTCATTTATTTTGTTATCAAGATCAAATAAAAAACAATTATAAAAATGTATTAATATTTGAAGATGATATAGATTTTGAAACCCTAGATATAATATCATATCTTAATCAAGCAGCTAAAGAATTTACAGAATTGGATGGGGATATAGCATTTTTAAGTGATTGTTGCAATCAAGCAGCATATATGAATATAACACCACCCCAATTATTATATTATCACCCAAAGTATGCTACGAGATGCTGTGGAGCTTACATATTGAATATAAGATGTACACCTAGATTTATTAAAATAGCGTCTATAAATTTTCACGCAATAGATAGAATGCTTGATTATTTAATACCTCCCATTAAAATAAGATGTTTATGGTCAGGATTACCTATAAAACAAGGATCTCAAACAGGGAGATATAAGAGTGAATTTATAGATATAAGAGACGAAGAAGGTAATTACAAACAATGAAACTTTATACCGTATTTACAGAATCTCATTATGATATGTTTAAAGATTACTTTATTAAAAGTTTTCCTTTTGATACAGATATAGAGCTTATAGTTAAATTCAAACCGCAGGTTTGCCCAAGCTCTGAATTTCAAAGTGAAGGGTGGAGAGATACTATGAAATATAAAGTACAATGCTTTATAGATGCAGCCTATGAAACAAAAGACGGAGAGTGTTTTATGTTTTCTGACCCGGATATTCAATTTTTCAAGCCTTTTTCAAAAGATGTTTTAAATCAATTGGGTGATTATGATGCTGCTTTTCAAAATGATTATGGTGGTGGTGTTAACACTGGTTTTTTTATAATGAGATCTACTTCTAAAACAAGAGCTTTCTTAAAAACCGTTATGGGTAACTTAGAAAAGTTTCCAGAAGAACAAGTTTGTTTTAATTACATTATAAGCAATTTTAATAATTTGGAAAAAATTGCTTATAAATGGAAGATGTTATCAAAAGAATATTGGACTTATGGGGAATTAGCATTACAAAGAGCAACTCCCACAAATACATCAGGGACTTGGCAAGGTACAGAAGACTTTGATATACCAAAAGATATTGTTATACATCATGCTAATTGGACAACTCCTTTTAATAATAAAATCAAACTTTTAAATATAGTAAGACAAAAATATGATTCTGGAAAAATTTAAAAAATACAGAATAGTTACTCAGACTAATCCTTATCCCTTTTATCATGAAGGAAAATATTTAGAAGAATATTTTTATGATTATTATATAAAAAACATAGAAGAGTTTAAAAAGACTGGGCTTGAATATATTCCAGTTTTTTGGACAGAGCTTTATTTAGGTGGCAATCATTTATTACAAGAATTACAACAAGATTTAAACAATCTAGATTCTTCTAAAAAATATTTTACAGTATCTCAACACGATGATGCTCCTTATCAAACATTTCCTTCAAAAACAATACATTTTTCAGCTGGAGGTAATCAGCCTAACACAATTCCTATACCTTTAATATGCAGCCCTATACCAGATATTAAAAATATAGAAAAAGATATATTTTGTAGTTTTGTAGGAAGTGTTACGGAAAATATACCCAACAATTGGGCTTCTGTTGCTTATAATGTTAGAATGAAAATGCTTGAAGTATTAGTAGATAAAAAGGAATATGTTTTAAAACCAAAGCATTGGTCTCCAGAGGTCAAATCTGAAAGACAGAATCTTTTTATAGAAACAACCTCTCGTAGCAAATTCACCCTTTGCCCTAGAGGTTATGGTGCTACAAGTTTTAGATTGTATGAGGCAATGCAATTAGGATCTATACCAGTATACATTTATTATGATAAAATATTCACCCCATTTACAAATAAAGTAAATTGGAATGATATAGCTATTTTAGTAGATTTTAAAGATATTGATAAATTAGATGATATTCTCAAATCAATATCAGAAGAAAAGCGACAACATATGATTGCCACTATAAAAGAAATATATCCAAAATACTTTACATTAGAAGGAATGTGTGATAATATATTAGATTCATTAAAATGAAAAAAGTACTTTTTGTTATAGCAAAATATAATGATCACAGACAACAGATTTTTGATGAAATTATTTCACCAAGAAATAAAGAGTATTGTGATAAACACGGATTTAAATACGTAGTCATTGGTAATGAAAATCCTTTAGACTTATATAGAGGCAATCCTACATGGTGGAAATTTACTATAGTCAAAGATTTATTAGAGAGTAACAAACTTGAGGACGGAGATATATTAGCTCATATAGATGCTGATATGTATTTTGTTAATACAGAACATTCATTAGAGCCAAGTAAATCTTTTGGTTATTGTATAGATTCCGGCAACACACATTGTATGGGCTGGTATAGTATTAAAGTTAATGAGTGGTCACAAAATTTAATTAACAATATTTTATCAGAAGAAAGATTCAATAAATTAAATAACAAGATTTCAATTCATGAAAGATTTCAAACCGCTTCTAGTTTTTGGCATGAATTTAGAGAACAAGCAAGTTGGTATAGCTTAGCTGGTATTAAAAGACATTCAGATAAATCTTTTTGGGAATATCCTAATAATGGTTTTCATAGTGAATTAAATGAAGATATAGTTTATTCTTTAAAAGAATTAAATGAACACGTTTCTATATTCCCCACAGGGTTTAATGTAACAGAATGGGAAGAAGAAAGCTCATGCCAATTTAATATTAATAAAGTATCTAGAGAAAATGTAATCATAAGACATTTAGCCGGCGGTCAAGATTGGAATAATGTTAAAAAATGGATACTTTAAAAATTTGTTTTGTAGACTTTTGGCCTAATTTTAAAGATAATGACAATTATTTTTATAATTTATTATCTAAAGAATATAAAGTTATATTAGATTCCGAAGACCCAGATCTTTTGTTTTATTCTTATGATTATACAGGTAATCCACAACATTTTAAATATAATAATAAAAGATGTAAAAAAATATATTATACAGGGGAATGTAGTAAACCAGATTTTAATCAATGTCATTATGCATTTACTTTTGAACATATAGAAGACGATAGAAATTACCGATTTCCTTTGTGGGGAATGCATATAAATTGGTTTAATAGACCTCATGATGATGATAGGGATCAATCATATTTGCACGACCCACAATTTCTTTTAAATAAAAATGATGTTAAAGTAAACAAACATCATTTCTGCAGTTTTATAGCTAATCAACCTAAAGGAAAAAGAGTAAGTTTTGTGCCTAAATTACTTTCTAAAAAAGAAGTTCACTGTATGGGTGGTTTATATAATAATATAAATCAAAGAATACAAGGTCGCGGAGACCAGATTTGGAAAATTTTAGCATTAAAGCCTTTTAAATTTAATATTAGTTTTGAAAATACATCCAGTGACGGATATACAACAGAAAAGATAATACATCCAATGTTTGTTAATACAATACCTTTATATTGGGGCAATGAAAGAGTAGGAGAAGATTTTAATAAAAAATCATTTTTAAGTTTACATGATTATTCTTCAGAAGAAGAATTTATAGATAAAATTTTAGAAATAGATAATAACGAAGAAAAGTATAAAGAAATATTAAATGAACCTTGGTTTATAGATAATAAATTTCCAGACTTTATTTTACCAGAAAATGTGTTAAAATTCTTTAAAGAGAAAATATTAAAATGAAACCAGATAAAATTTATATAGTTCATTATACAAAATTATCAGATAGATATTCTAAAGTCATTTCCTTTTTAGAAAATTCTAAAATTCCTTATGAATTTATAAAAGAATATGATCAAGAAGATTTATCTACAGATATATTAAAACAATATTATCTAGCAGATGAAATTAAATTTAAACAAAAAATAGACCCTTTATGGGATTCTAATATTCATAGATTTAGGACCTTAAATTTACCAGAAATATCTTGTACAATAAAACATTTAAAAGCAATAGAAAAGGTTTCTTTGGAATGTCCTAATTTTGGATTAATTTTAGAAGACGATGTTTTATTTAATAATAATTTTAATGACTTATATAAAAAGTATATTTCAGAAACTCCGACAGATTGGGATGCTATATTCCTCGGTGAAGGGTGTGGAATAAATTTTCAAAATGAAAAAATCTTTAATAGCCAAAAGATTAGTAAAAATTCTTATTTAATGAATCACCCGGCTACTAATTGCGCAGAAGCTTATCTTTTAAAACCTCAAATAGCATCTAAAATATATTCATCAGCTATTCCTTTTCAATTAGTTTCTGATTGGGAAATAGCTTATCAATTATATAAATTTAATGCCAAAACATATTGGTGGTATCCTTCAATAGCTTCTCAAGGATCAAGAAACGGATTGTATAAATCAACACTAGATTTAGGTCAAAGATAATGAAAAAAGCAGCATTTATTAAATTTGCCGGATTAGCTTCTGGAGGAACTGAAAAATATCTTCAAACTTTGGCATGTTTATTACCTAAAGATAGATATCAGATAGATTATTTTTATACTAATGCAGCACCCTTTTTAAATTCTAGTTTTGTACATCCGGATAATGACCCAGTAAGAAAACAATTAATAGAAGACCAAGGTATTAATACTATTAAGATTCATGTAGATCATAAAATAGGTAATGTCGAACCTTATGAATGGATAGGAACGGATTTTTGGGATTTATTTAAAGAAACTAATTATGATTTTATACAAACCGCGAGAGGAGGTTATCCAGAATATCCTTTCAACATTATTAATAATTGTCCTATAATTGATAGTATTCATAGTTTTAACGGTGAAGACAAACCCAATATTAAAAAGGCAATTCTTTTATGTAAATGGCAAGCAGAAAAATGGGCTAGTAATGGTGGTAATATCTCAAAGGCAGAAATAATTCCTTCTATAGTTAAAGTACCAGAAAAAAAACCATCTAATCTAAGAAAACTTTTAAATATAGAAGAAGATATTTTTATATATGGTTTTCACCAAGCCAATAGAAGTGATATATTTTCTCCTAATTCTTTAGCAGCTTACAAGCAAGTACAAAACGATAAAACTTGTTTTGTTATTTTAGGAGGATGTCAAGAACATATCAATACTGTTAAAGAATTGGGATTAAAAAATGTTTATTTCTTGGAATTTACAAGTTCTGTAGAAGATATACATGATTTTTTAGCTGGCATAGATGTATATGCTCATGCTAGATCAGACGGAGAAGTATGTTCGGCTTCTATAATAGAAGCAATGTATCATGGTAAACCAGTTATTAGTCACCCAGCTTTGAATATGGGTCATGTAGAACAAATAGAAAGCTGTGGTAAAATGGCTTATTCTTTTGAAGAATATGTATCAGAAATGATTTCTCTTCGGGATAATAAAAATTATTATAAAGAAAAATCAGAAAAAACCTTAAACAGATATTGGGAAAAATACGATTATCGAGTGATAGAAAAGAATATAATCTCTTTATATGATAATTTAAACTATTGATTTTTTAACAATTTGTCCTATTATATATAATATGACACTAGATCAAAAAATAGACGAAATAGATCACAGATTAAAAACCGAAGCAAGAATAATAGCAAATTGGGATTTTCACGAAACATTCCATTTAGCATGCGCAGACGAAGTTAAAATAGAAGGATTATGGTTAGAATTTGGAGTCTTCACCGGAAGAAGTATAGAACAATTTTCTAGAAAAACCACGAAAGAGATTTACGGATTTGATTGTTTTGAAGGATTACCAGAGCATTGGGATGCTAACAATCCTAAAGGAGCTTTTAATCTTAATGGGCAAATACCTCCTGGTTATATTGTGGGAGATAATCATTCCATGTTTAATAGTGATCTTCCAGTAAATTGGAAACCTTGGCCAGATAATGTAAAGCTTATAAAAGGATATTTTGAAGATACACTTCCTCTTTTTGTCAAGAAATTTGAGGGAGATGTAGCATTTCTTCATGTTGATAGTGATTTATATTCATCAGCTAAGACAATTTTTAAATATCTAGGATCTAGAATAAAAAAAGGAACTATTATTGTATTTGATGAAATTAACGATTATGAAGATTTTCGTTTACATGAAATCAAAGCATTCGCAGAATTTTTATTAGAAACCGGATTAGATTACAAGCCTTTGATTTATCAAAATTTGGGTTGCAGCCAAGGTTGTTTTGAAATCATTTAATATGAAATTAAATCAATATATAGATCAATATTTTATAGAAACCAAATCTATAATAGATCAAATCAATATTGACTCTATATCTAATTTTATTGTTAATATAGATAAAATTAAAAAAAGTAAAGGAAGATTGTTTATTTTGGGTGTTGGAGGGAGTGCTGCTAATGCTAGTCATGCCGTAAATGATTTTAGAAAAATTCTTGGGATAGAAACTTACGCTGTAACAGATAATGTAGCAGAATTAACCGCAAGAATCAATGATGAATCTTGGGAGGATAGTTATGCTAATTGGTTGAAAGGCAGTAAGCTATCTTCTAAAGATGTTATAATTGTATTTTCTGTTGGTGGAGGAACTGATACTACTTCAAAAAATTTAGTAAATGCTATTAAATATGCTAAAAAAGTTAAAAGCAAAATACTATCTGTTGTTAGTAGAGATGGTGGTTATTCGAAAAAAGTATCAGACGCTTGTATATTAATACCAGTAATAAATGATTTAAGAATTACAGCTCATGCTGAAGAATGGCAGGGTATTATTTTACATTTAGTAGTTAATTATTTTACACAAAAATGAATTTACAAAACAAAGCATTAGAAAATAATCCAGAATGTGTAGATAATGTTACATTTAAGGATGGACATTTGGGTGGATGTAATTTATTAGGAGATCCAGGCACAGAATGTCCTAAAATGTGGAGATATATTGTAAACAAATATTATATTAAATCTGTTTTAGATATTGGTTGTGGGTTTGGATTTCATTTAAAATATTTTAAAGATTTTTTAAATTTAAAAATTAAAGGTGTAGAAGGATCCGAAAAGGTTCAAAAGCTTTCATTTTATCCAGATGATATAATAGCTCATGATTATTCTTTAGGTTCTTTGAAATTAAATGAAAATTTTGATTTATGTTGGTCTGTTGAATTTGTAGAACACGTCAATGCGGAATATAGACATTTCTTTTTTGAAAATTTTGCTCAATGTAAATATCTATTAATTACTCATGCAGTTCCCGGTCAGGGTGGATATCATCATGTTAATGAACAAACAGATGAATATTGGATTAATGAATTGTCATCTTATGGTTTTGTATATAATCCAGCAGAAACTAAATATCTTAGAGATTTAGCTCTAGAAGATTTCAATGATTTTAGAGCTTGGCAAAATGAAGACCCTTTGACTCGTTCTATAAGAGGAGTTTCATGTAATACCAATTCTCAAATAGGTCATTTAATTCCTCATGTAGCAGAAGCCGGGTTATTTTTTATCAATAAAAATTTAATATGATAGAAATATATGCGGATACTTCTAATGTTAAAGAAATCTTTGACATTTATGAAAATAATAAAAAGGTAACTGGATTTACTACTAATCCTAGTCTTATGAAAAAGGCTGGAATTATAGAATATGTACCTTTTATAAAAGAAATAACTAATAAAATTATAGATCTTCCCTTTTCATTTGAAATCTTTGCAGATGAATTAAATGAAATGGAGTATCAAATACAAAAAATTTCAGAATACGGAAATAATATATTTGTTAAAGTACCGATAACAAATACTAAAGGTGAATCTACAGCTGATTTGATTTATAAAATGAATCAAAAAGGAATAAACATTAATGTTACAGCTATTTTTACAGAAGCACAAATTAAAAACATTTTAGATAAATCCATAGACACAAAACATTCTCTTATACTTTCTATATTTGCTGGAAGAATTTCGGACACAGGTGTAGATCCGACTCATATAATTTCAGATACTTCAAAGTTTTTAAAAAATAATAATTCGTTTATTAAAACTTTATGGGCTAGTACTCGTAGTGTTTATAATGTATACGAAGCAGAAAAATGCGGTTGTGATATTATTACCGTAACCCCAGATATATTACCTAAATTAAAATTAAAAGATAAAAATTTAGATGACTTTTCTTTAGAAACTGTTAAAATGTTCTATGACGATGCACAATCATCTAATTTGAACATATGATTATTAGTAGAACTCCTTTAAGAATAACATTAGGTGGTGGTGGTACAGATTTACCAAGCTTTTATTCTAAGCACGGAGGATTGGTGGTATCTATGGCTATAGACAAATATATCTATTTGACATATAAACCAGATCATTTTGAAAAACAATTAAAGCTTCGTTACTCTCAAATAGAGATAGTAAATGATGTTTCAGAATTAAAAAATCATAGAGCTAAGGAAGCATTGTTAATTCATAAGATTAATAATAGCTGTGAAATTAATTCCTGTGCTGATTTACCGTCCAATACAGGATTAGGTTCTTCTGGCAGTTTCTTGGTAGGCACTTTGAATTGCATTAGGGAATATAAAAAACTTAACAGAGAACCACATATACTAGCAGAAGAAGCTTGTGATATTGAAATTAATAGACTCAAAGAACCAGTAGGTAAACAGGATCAATATATAGCGGCATATGGAGGAATAAAAATTCTTAACATAGATACAGAAGGTAAAGTAAATGTAGAAGATTTAAAATTAAATCAAAGCTTAATTAATAATTTTGTATCACATTTGTGTGTTTATTATTTAAACATTAAGAGAGATGCATCAGAAATACTTTCAGATCAACAGAAACTTAAAGGTAATTCAGAAGATATTTTAAAAATAGTTAAAGAACATGGATTAAAAACAATCTCATATCTAAGAGAAGGTGATTTTATATCCTATGGTTCTTTGATGGATGAGTATTGGCAACTTAAAAAACAATTATCTAATAAGATTTCTGTACCTATTGTAGATAACATTTATGAACATACCAAGAAATACTTTAATGTACTAGGTGGAAAAATAATTGGAGCTGGTGGTGGTGGATTTTTATTATTATATTGTCCTAATAATCAAGATAAATTAGATGCTTTTATGAATGATAATGGATTCCCTAGATTGCATTTTGGATTAGATAATCACGGGTCTATGATCTTAGGTAATTTTACTAATTAATATGGAAATATATTGTTTTGATTTGGATAATACTTTATGTATTACTAAAAGTAAAGGTTACATCAATGCAGAACCTATTTTAGAACGCATAAAAATAGTTAATGATCTTTATGATAAGGGTCATTATATAAAAATATATACAGCAAGGGGTACCACAGAATTTAAAGGCAATCTAGCTTTAGTGTTAGACAAGTATTATCAACTTACAAAAAACCAATTAAATTATTGGGGATTAAAATATCATGAATTAATATTAGGCAAACCTCCTTATGACTTTTTTATAGATGATAAAGCAATTCATAGTGATTCATATTTTAAACCTATAAATCAAAAGAAAGGTGTATTGATAGGGTCTTTTGATATAATTCATTTTGGTTATATTCAAGCATTTAAAGAAGCAAAGAATTATTGTGATCATCTCACTATTTTACTCCATGAAGATCCTTCATTAGATCGCTCAGAAAAAATTAAACCTATTCATTCTGTAGAAGAAAGAGTTGAAATTTTGTCTTCTATAAGGTATATTAATGATATAATTGTTTATAAAACGGAAAAGGATCTTTATAATATTTTAAAAGAAAATTCTTTTGATATAAGAATCATGGGTGATGATTACAGAGAAAGAGATTATACTGGTAAAGATTTAAACATACCAGAAATTTTTATAAACAGAGATCATGGATGGAGTACAACTAAATTTAAAACATTAATACATGAGCAATTTAAAAAATAAAGTAGTAGTAACCGGAGGATGCGGCTTTATAGGAAGTCATTTAGTAGATAATCTCCTGGAAAAGGGTTATGAAGTTCTTGTTATAGATAATCTTTCAGCAGAGTCTAATGAAAAATTTTACTTTAATAATTTAGCAACATATTACAAATTTGATATCAATGATGATTCTTTGCCTCATAAAGAGATTTTTGAAAATGTAAAATATGTTTTTCATCTTGCAGCAGAGTCTAGAATAGGACCAACTATTCTTAATCCAATAAGAGCTGTAGAAATAAATGCTGTTGGCACTACTAAGATGCTTCAATATAGTAGATTATACAATATAGAGAAGTTTATATATTCATCTACATCCTCAGTTTATGGTAATTTATGTAAATTGCCTACAGATGAAAACGAACCAATAGATTGTTTAAATCCTTATTCTGCTACAAAATATTCCGGAGAACAAATGGTAGAAATGTATACAAAAATGTTTGGATTGAAAACAATTGTATTTCGTTACTTTAATGTTTTCGGTGAAAGAAGTCCTCGAACAGGTCCTTATGCTCCGGTTATAGGAATATTTTTACGTCAGAAAGCTAATAAAGAACCCTTAACAATAGTAGGAAATGGAGAACAATGCAGAGATTTTGTTCATGTATATGATATAGCAAACGTTAATATATTAGCAGCTGAGACAGAAACCCATGAAGGTAGAAATCTTTACAATATAGGAACCGGTCAAAATATATCAATAAAAGATATAGCTAGACTTATTGATAATAATATTGAATATATTCCAGCAAGAGCTGGTGAAGCTGAACATACATTAGCTGATATAACAGAAGCTCAAAAATATTTAAATTACAAACCTACCATAGATGTCAAAAATTGGATTTTAGAAAATAAATGAAAAGCGTTATTTTTAATAGTGTTAAAATACAAAATTTTCTTTCCGTAGGAGAAGATCCTCTAGAGATATCTTTTCAAAAAGGTGTTAACCTTATTACTGGAGAAAATCGAGATAAGGGAGGTCGTAATGGTGTAGGTAAAAGCACTGTGATTGAATCTTTATATTGGTGTTTATTTGGAGTCACCATGAGAGATATTAAAAAAGATAAAATTATACACCATCAAACTAAAAAAGGTTGTGAAGTGATTTTAAGTTTTAATATTTTTAATGGCAGTCAAACTATTCCTTATACTATTAAGAGATCATTAGAACCAAGTAAAGTGAGTGTATTTTCTCATGTTGATCAAAAAGATGTAGACATGACGCACTCAACAATGCCAGAGACCAATGAATATATCAAAGAATTAATAGGAGCTAATGAAGAGGTATTTCAAAATGCGGTCATTATGACAGCTAATAATACCTTACCTTTCATGGCACAAAAGAAGGTAGACAAAAGAAAATTTGTAGAAGGTATTTTAAATTTAGGTATTTTTGGTCAAATGCTTTTACAGGCAAGATCAGATTATAATGATATTAAAAAAGAAAATGATATAATTGGATCTAAATTTATAGATCAACAAAGAAATTTAAAACTATATAAGAGCCAAGCAGATAAAAATGAAGAAGTTAAAAATAATAAAATATTAGCTTTAAAAGATAAAATAGAAGCTAATAACCAAAAGATTAAAAATGTATCGAATCAAGATTCAGTGAATGGAAGAATTAATGATTTGGACAAAGAGATACAGAGTAAAGAATCTGATCTCGAAGCTCTTGAAGAGGGCTTAAAGAAGGTTAAAAAGTCTACTTCTGATACTAATACAGAACTTTTGCAAATTAATTACGAATCTAAAACTTTAGAAAAGCAAAAAGAAAAATTAAAAACAGATTCATCTTGTCCTACTTGTAAAAGAAAGTATGATGAAAATGCTAATTTAGAAGATTGTTTAAAAGAAATAGAAGATAAATTAATACCCCTTCAAGATAAAAAAGAACCTTTGAGAAAGATTCTAGAAGATTTGAATAAAAAAGAAACCAAAGTAGAGTCAGCTATTACATCTACTAAACAAAAAATAAAGGCTCTCAATAAAGATAAGGGAGATTTAGCTCTTGCTATACAAGAATTGAGCCAATTAGAAAAAAGAAATGTAGAAATTCTTGAAGAAATCTCCACACTGAGAAATGAAAAAGATGGTGTATTGGAGCTTATAGATAATGTAGAAACTGAAATTTTAGAATCTGAAAAGCAAATACAAGTAATACAAAAGAAATTAACCATTTTAGACTCAGCCAAATATGTTGTTTCGGAAGAAGGCGTAAAGACATACATTATTAAAAAGATGTTAAATCTTTTAAATTCTAGACTTAATCATTATTTACAAATTCTAGAAGCTCCTTGTAAGTGTGAATTTAATGAAGTATTTGAAGAGTCTATATATAATGATCAAGGCAAAGAATGTTCTTACTTTAATTTTAGTGGTGGAGAGCGTAAAAGAATTGATTTAGCTATTCTTTTTATGTTTCAAGATGTATTAAGAACACAAACCGGGACATCCTTTTCTCTTAGTATGTATGATGAATTATTAGATTCTGCAGTAGATGAGAAGGGAGCAGAAAAGATATTGGAAATTTTAAAAACAAGAGTTGAAGACTATGACGAAAGTGTTTATATAGTCTCTCACAACAAATCCGTTATCAAGAACGGGTTAGATAACATCATTCAATTAGAAAAGATAAATGGTAAAACAAGGTTGATGTTAGTTTAAAATATACTAAAATATGACAATGAATTCTTTAATTGACATTAACCAAGAAACCTTATTCCTATCAGATGATAAAGTATTTTATACCATAGAAGGAGAAGGAGAATATGTAGGCGTACCTTCGGTCTTTATGCGTATGTCTATGTGTAATCTTACATGCATTGGTTTTGCTTCAGAGGATTCTCCTAACGGATGTGATTCATTTATTTCTTGGTCTGTAAAGAACAAGATGACATTTGCTGAAATCTTCCAACTTATGGAAGATAATAACTATATAGAACATCTTCGTAATGGAGCAATTCTAAAGCTTACAGGAGGAGAACCTCTTATTCAGCAAAATCAATTAATCAAATTTATTAGATCCTTTATAGCGAGATATGAAATTGTGCCTCGCATAGATTTTGAAACTAATGCTACACTAACACCAGCTCCAGAGTGGAAAGCTTTTGGGGCTACATTTACTACATCTCCCAAGCTTCGTTCAAATGGTGATCCTGAAGATAAGACTTATAAGCCAGAAGTTCTTAAATGGCATGTAAGCAATGGATCAGGATTTAAGTTTGTTATTAATGTTGCAGAAGACATTGAAGAGATTTGGGAGAAATATGTTAAAGATAACAATGGTATTAATATACCACTTAATCGCATTTGGTTTATGCCTTGCTGTGGTTCTAGAGAGGAGCATGTAGAAAGAGCACCAGCAGTAGCAGAGTATGCTAAGGCAATGCATGTTAATTTTAGCCCAAGATTACAATTGTTAATTTGGAACAAAGCTCTTAAAGTTTAATTGCCTTTTAACAATAGTTTATAAATTTAATATATGGCTTTAAAAATAAAGACTCCAGAGATCTCTCAACCTATAGACACTAAAAATAAAATTGTGTTTGAATATAAAGCTATTAATGGTGGCTTCCCTCACAATCCACCAGCTCTTCCTCCTGGAATGCCTTCATACTCTTATGTAGCTATTAATCCAGTACAGGTTCCTGGACCACCACCATTAGAGATGCCAGAAACCAGTTTACCAAGAGCTTTAAACTACTATGCAGATTACGGTGGTTGTGGTTTCTGGAGAATGATTTGGCCAGAATTTGCTTTGAATCAATATCAGAAAGCTTGTATTTCCGGTTTGACATGCATGGTAATGGATATTCGTTTTTATCAAGGCATTAAAGCTATTAGAATGCAAAGACAGGCTACGCCAATGCAGAAGCAGTTTATTACAGAACTTAAAAAGGCTAGTAAAGAAATGGGATTCCGTTTGCTTTATGAAGTGGATGATATTGTTTTTAAAGATGATATCCCAGATTATAATAGATGCAAAGATGCATTTGTAGATGAAAGTATTGTTAATAGTATATTGGGTATTATGGAAATGATGGATGAAATAACCGTCACATGCCAATACATGAAAGATTATTACATCAATAAGACAGGTAATAAAAAGATTACAGTTATTCCAAATTATGCTCCTAAGTCTTGGCTTGATAGATTTTATAATAAACAATACGTTATTGATCTTTACGAAAAGAACAAAAAGCGTCCTAGAGTTCTTTATGCTGGGTCTGGCACTCACATTGATGTAATCAATAGAACAGGAATGAATGATGATTTTGCTCATGTAGTACAGGAAATCATCAAGGCTCGTAAGAAATTTAAATTTGTTTGGAAAGGATGTTATCCATTAGCATTGAAGCCATATATTGACAATGGAGAAATGGAATACATTGATTGGTCAGCTCTTCCAGATTATCCACAAGGTATCTATGATGCTAAGTGCAATGTATCATTTGCAGCTTTACAAGACAATGTATTTAATAAGTCTAAGAGCAATATTAAGATGATTGAAGCAGGAGCATTTGGTATGCCAGGAGCTTTCCAAGATATTTGCACTTATGAAGGTGCTGATATTAGCTTTAAAAATGGATCAGATCTTATTCAACAATTAGAATACATTACTTCAGATTTTGATCGTTATATGAACCTTTCAGATAAGGGTCGTAAATTTGCTGAGGGTCTTTGGTTAGAAGATCACTTAGATGAATATGAGGCTTTATACTTTACAGAATGGGGTTCGGAAGAGAGAAATAAGAAGAGTCCTATATTGATTGCTAATAATTTGGATCAAAAGGTGTAAGATTTTTCTTGGTTTTCCTCTTATTATATCATACTATTAATGTATGAGTAATACATTAGACCTTCGTCAAAATAAAAAAGTATCCATGAATCGACAGCCTTTACAGGAGTCGCCATTCTTTTCTACGAGGGGTGTAAATGTAAAATGGCCTACCTTGCGTAAGGTCTATATGAATGATAATAATGTCAAAGCATTAAAGGATCATACAACATCCAAAGGTCGTTCTATTATCTTTTTAGATGGAGAATACATTACTAAATTGAATCGTTATGTAGGCAAGGCTCCAGAAGAAAGAGCAGTTTTCTTTGAATATATGGTTAAAGATAAAGAGCTTAAGGGAGCTATCTTTCTTCTTTGTTGGATTGGTAATTTTCATAATGGGTGTATCTTTCATGCTGCTCCTCAATATCCTCAAATGAATTGTTGGATTGATACATTAGGATTTGAGAAAGCTACAAATTTCTTTGAGCGTAAAGCTTTTGATTTGTATAAAACCGTTTCAGATATTCTCCATGAAGGTAATCCTATTATAGATGAAGAAGTAAAAGAATTTATTGAAAATGGTATTAAGGTAGTATAATATCTTAATATGGCGTGGAGAAATATTTTCTATGATGGAAGACAAGGAGTCATTCATCTCTGGACGTGGGATGAGAATGGTAATAGGATTAAGCTTGTGGCTGATTATGAGCCTCATTTGTATATTGAGTCTTCTTCAGCTCATGATGCTACTTCGATCTTTAACACACCATTAAAGAAGGTTAAATTTAAAAATCAATTTGATAGAAGTAAATTTGTAAATGAAACTCCTATAAAAAGATTGTTTCATAATCTTAGTTGCGAACAAGATTTCTTATTATCTACATATAAAGATGATGTTAACAAGATCGACTTTGGTTTAAATCCACTTAAGGTTTACTTTTTGGATATTGAAACCTATTCACCTAATGAGTTTCCGGTACCAGAATTAGCTAAAGATCCTATTAATCTTATTACTCTTTATGATAGCATAAAGCAAAAATATTATTCTTTTGGCATCAAGCCTTATACTCCTACGGATAAAGATGTAACTTATTTTTATTATCCTACAGAGACAGCGATGCTTAAAGGATTTATAGAATTCTGGGAGAAGGATCCTCCAGATATTCTTAGTACTTGGAATGGTGAAGGATTTGATATTCCTTATATTATGAATCGTCTTCATAATCTTTTTGGTGAAGAAGATGCTGCGAGGCTTTCACCAGTTAATTCTCTTTATTATAGAGAGAATGTAGCCATGAATAAATTCGGCAAGATGATCAATCGTTGGTATATCCGAGGTGTTAGTAACATTGATTATATGGAGGTTTATAAAACCTTTTCAAGAGGAGAACGTGAATCTTATTCTTTGAATTATGTAGGAGAATATGAATTAAAAGAAGGAAAGATTGACACCGGAGTATCTAACCTGGCTCAATTATCTGTAGAAGATTGGAGTAAATTTGTAGACTATAATATACAAGACGTAAGAATTCTTGTTAAGTTGGATGAGAAGCTCAAATTTATAAAGCTTGTAAGAACACTTTCTTACAAAGGATTTATTCCTTTTGAACAAGCTATGGGTAAGGTATCTATGATTACCGGAGCTGTAGCACATCAAGCAGCTATTCAAGGTTATGTTATTCCTACATTTAAGAACGATGGCGTAAGAGATGAATATGTAGGAGGTTACGTCCACGAGCCAGAGAGAGGGTTAAGTAAGTCTGTTGTTAGTTATGATGCAAACAGTCTATATCCTAATACTATTATTACTCTTAATATATCTCCTGAGACAAAAATAGGTAAAATATCTACTATTGAAGACAAGCAATACACTATAAAATTGGCTAATGAGAAGACTGTAACTCTTTCAGAAGAGAAGTTTAATAAGCTTGTCCAAAAAGAAAATCTTTCAATATCCAAATATAACGTATTATATACACAAAAGTTTAAAGGAGTCATTCCTAACCTCATTGATCGCTTGTATAAAGAGCGTGTTGATGCAAAGAATGAAATGATTAAAAGAGAAAAATCTTTATCTTCCATCAAAGATAAAAAAGAAAAAGACAAAGTAGAACAAGAGATTCTTAATCTAGATACTCAACAGAATGTTTATAAGCTCGTATTGAATTCTATCTATGGAGTATTTGCACAAAAGTATTCACCTCTTTTTGATATAGACCACTCCGCTAGTATTACATTGACCGGTCAGTCTGTAGTTAAACAAGCAGCAGAGATTGTTTATGATTATGCAATTAAGAAAGGATGTAAAGTAGAAAAGGAAAAGATATATCTTTATGGTGATACAGACTCAGCATATTTTTCTATTCAACCAGTTCTTACTCATTTAGGTATTGATTTGGTTAAAGATGGTAAACTAACAGAAGAAGCAAGAAATGTAACCAAAGAAATTGACAATTATCTTAATACAGAAATTCTTGTTTGGGCTAGAGAACAATTAAAATCATCAGATCCACGATTTGTTTTCAAGCAAGAGACTATTTGTGATGTAGGATTGTTTATGGAAAAGAAAAGATATATTCTTCATATTCTAGATAAAGAAGGTTATACTCCAAAAGATCCATTTAAATATGTCGGTGTAGAAGTAGCACGCTCATCTATTTCTAATGAAGTTAAAGGTTTAATTAAAAATGTAATTGAACTTGCAATGCTTTCAGAAGATAAAAAGAAGTCTAATGAAATCTTTAGAGAGGCTTATGAAAGTTTTAAAGAAATGAAAGCAGAAGAACTTGCTATCAGAAGTAAAATTTCAGATATAGAAAAACAAGAAGCTAAATAGATAAGGATGGCAAGATTGGTAAGGGTACACCTATTCATGCTAAGGCAGCAATACATTATAACAATCTATTAAAACATTATGGAATAGATCATTTGTACGAATCTATTCCAAGTGGTATGAAGATGAAATATTTCTATGCGGCTAAAAACCCTTTTAACTATAAGGTCATGGCATTTATGGATCACTATCCTGTAGAACTCAATGAGCATATTAAAATTAACCACCAAGTCATGTTTGACAAGATAGTATCTCCACCAATTCAGAGAGTTTATGACTGTATTGGATGGGATTTACCTACAATGGGAGCAGAAACACAGACAGATCTATTTGATTTGTTAGGTTTATAGTATATAATTTACAAAATTATGTTAGTAGCACACGAAGCACCATTACAAATAATGAAAGAAGTCCGTTCTTTAACGGATTATGATTATGCTTTAGTTCATCTTCTAGAGGAAAGTGAAGAATATAGAGACTTTTTCTTTGAATCTAAAGAAATGGGACGCAAAATTATTTTAGATAATAGTCTTTATGAGCTTGGTAAAGCTTATAATCATGAGTTATTTTTTAATTGGGTTCTGCAATTAGAGCCAGATGAGTATATAATTCCTGATGTATTTCAAGATTATGAAGCCAATATTAAAAGTTTTGAAGAGTTCCTAGGTAAATTTGATACACATTCTGCAAGAGGCAAACGCATAGGAGTTGTCCAGGGAAAAAATTACCAGGAATTAAAAGATTCCTATTTATTCATGTCACAACATGCAGATAAGATAGCAATTAGCTTTGGATATGACTATTATTGGCAGCAAGCTTTAGAAAATGCAAAGAATGATTTTGATTTAGCATTGCTTTATAATTCCAAAAACAATGAAAAAAGAATTAAAGAAGTATGGAAACCAACAGCATTTGCTACATTTAGACCCAAGCTATTGAAACAATTAATTGATGATGGGGTTATAGATTATACAAAATCCCATCATTTATTAGGTTGTGGATTACCTACAGAATTTATAAATTATACAGGAGATCTTTATTCTTTTATTGAGACTATAGATACATCTCATCCGGTATTAATGGGTTATAATCTTAAGAGTTATGAATATGCAGTTAATTTAGAACATAAAATTGTAGAAAAAATGGTAGATATTTTTGACAAAAAAGTATCAGATGTGCAATTAGAATGTGTAGAAGAGAATATTAATTTCTTTAAGGAGAATATTTTATGCAAGTAAAAATAGTAAGCATCACAGAACCAGTAATTGAGGGGATATTATCACCAGAAGATTTTATTAGTTATTGTGCACGGGTGTCTAATCCGTCTAATCAAGCTAATACACAAACAGCTCCTAAATTATTAAAATATTTAATAGACCATAAACACTGGAGTCCCTTTGAAATGGTTAGTATGACTTTTGAAATTAAGACTTCAAGAGCTATTGCAGCACAAATTTTAAGGCACCGTAGTTTTTCTTTCCAAGAGTTTAGTCAAAGATATAGCAATATTACAGACTTTGAATCTTTTGAAATCAGAAAACAAGCCGAAAAGAATAGGCAATCAAGTACAGATCTTCTAGATTTAAATGAAGAAAGCACAGAAGCTATAAAGCAATATCTTGTAGCTGGAGCCACTCTTTATGAAAATCTTTTAGAAAAGGGAGCAGCAAAGGAATGTGCTAGAATGGTTTTACCTCAATGCACTCAGACTACAATGTATATGAGTGGTAATGTAAGAAGCTGGGTACATTATATTGATTTAAGAACAAAAGAAGATACACAAAAGGAACATCGTGAAATAGCTCTAGCTATTAAAGATACTTTTGTTGAAATATTTCCTAATATTTCAGAAGCATTAAATTGGAAATCGGAGTTGCCTAATGAGCAAGATTCGATATAATATATTTTTATGAGCGAAACAACAACAACCCTAACAACCATCCTTGATACTGTAGGCCGCACCATTTTAGGTGAAGTCGTAGCAGACAAGACAAACGACACAATCTTGGCACTTAAGAACCCAGTTGTTCTTAACGTAGTTCCTCAAGATCAGAACGGAAGAATGTCAGTTCAATTACTTCCAATCTTTTTTAGAGAATTTTTGCCCGACAAGACTGGCGACGTTATCTTTTCTTATAAGAAGGATAGTATCACAGAAACTGACATTGAAGCTATTGATTTTCGCTTGAGTGCTCAGTATAGCCAGATGTTCAACAAGAGCAATGTTTTTGTCCCACCATCCGCTCCAGCATCAAGTGGTACTAACAGTAGTGTAATTAATCTTTTTGATGAGTAAATCGTAATCTGATCAAAAGAAACCAGGAAAACCTCAGATTGTCAATTGACTTTCTGAGGTTTTTTGTTATAATATTTTATATGGCATACAAAAAGAAAAATACAGAAGAAGTAGAAGAAACAAGTGGATCTATTCAAGACGCTTTTAAGATTTTAGAAGATTTAAATCCTGAAGCAGCTTATCTAGATGAAAATAGTTTATCTACGGTTAAGGATTGGATCGATACGGGATCAATGGCATTGAATGCTATTATATCCGGTTCTATCTATGGTGGTGTCCCTATGGGAAGACTTACAGGATTTATTGGACCAGAATCTTGTGGTAAGACTTTAATGTGTAATAAGGTTATGGCTAATGCTCAAAAGAAGGGTATGCATATTGCTTATTTTGACACAGAAGGAGCATTAGATGAAGCTACAGCAGCTAGACTTGGTTGTGATCCTTCTAAGATTAAGCATATACCTACAGAGATTACAGAGTCTTGTCGCAATCAAATTGTTAAATTTCTTGATACAGTTATAGCAAATAAATTGCACGGCAAGGTTTTAATTGTTATTGACTCTCTAGGTAATCTTATTACTACTCAAGAAAAGAAAAAGATCGATGAAGGTAGTGATACACCAGACATGGGAAATAGAGCAAAGGCTTTGAAGAGTATGATGAGAGCTATTACTCATTCAGCTGCAAAAGCTAATTGTCCAGTTATCTTTACTAATCATATTTATGAAGATCCATCTCAGCTTCATCCTTCAGCTATTAAGAAGCAGGCTGGTGGTTCAGGCCCTCTTTATATGGCTTCGGTTATTGTTCAGATGGCTAAGAAAGCAGAGAGATCAAGTGATAGTAAGAATAAAGATTCTAACACCGATGTTACGCCTTTATCAAAAGATATCAATGGTTTAACACTTCGAGCCCTTACTACAAAGAATCGTTTTGTACCTCCCTATCTTGAGACGGAAATG